GTAATACCAAGATGGATAGCTAATGTAACAGGTCAACAAGCTAATTTATCAGTAAATAATGTTAATTTAGGTTATGCTGTGAATGCCACAGGTAATCTGATAACCAGCGTTACCGATGGTCTTTTTGCGTTTACATTTAGTGACGTAAATGATACAACTACAGCTACGATATCTGGAACGGCAATAAGCACGACTGGATCTGGAGGAGCGTCTTGGTCTGAAGTATCAGAAACAGGCGCAGGAACAATACAAAGTACAGTAGTTCCTATAACCGGTGGCGGTGTAATATCGAGCACTCCGATATCAACAACAGGCGCAGGAATAATTGACGATCGAGAGGTAGCATAATGGCATCGACATTTTCGGATAGATTAGGAATAGAATTAATTGGTGATGGTGAACAGTCCAACTCATGGGGTACCACAACAAATAACAACTTTGGTAATATTTTTGACGAAGCAATATCTGGTTTTTTATCTATAGATTTAGCAACAGCAGGTTCTACGTACACTCTTGCCTTTAATAATGGACCCGTAACAAGAGCTACGCAACCAGACAGACAAGCTGTTCTTAGATTTCATAATTTTACTGCTGCTAAAACTATACAAGTAGATACTACTACAAACCCTAACAACACTCGTGAAAGAATATATAGAGTTATAAATGATGGCACTTCTGCTGGAACTATACAATTTAAATTAGGATCAGGTGGTAATACATCTGATTTAATACCACCTGGTGGTAAAGCAATTATCGCAACAGATGGCACAAATTTTTACACACTTGCTGGCGGTGGTAGCACAAATGGATCTAATTGGACCGCAACACCATTAACAACAACAGCAAATGTATTTAGTGGGCAAAAAGTTTTTATAGATACGGCATCATCTGGTGCTTTCACAATAACCTTACCTTCTGCTCCAGCGGTGGGTGATGAGATAGCTATTTTAGATATAAAAAGTAATTTAGGATCAGCTGCTTTGACTATTAATCCAAATGGTAAAAAGATATTTGGAGCAACAGCAAATGGAACAGTTTCTACAAATGGTGCTGGATTTACTATTGTATTTACAGGGAATACGGACGGATGGATAATTACGGAGAAATAACATGGCAACCTATGAAGATAGAAAATATGGTATTATTCCGATTAATGCTACTCAAATAGCAGACGGAACTGTAACAAACTCTGAGTATCAGTTTATAAACTCTTTAAGTTCTAACGCACAAACACAAATAAGTAGTAAACTAACTGCTGCCGGTGCATTTACAGTTCAAACAGGAATGATTTTACCATGGGCTGCAGCGGATGCTGATAAACCTGCTGGTTATTTATTATGTAATGGTGCTGCTATATCAAGATCAACATACAGTGCTTTGTTTGCTGTTATTGCAACTACGTACGGAGCTGGTGATGGATCAAGCACTTTTTTGTTACCAAATCTTCAAAGTCGTATGCCAATAGGTAAATCAGGAACATATGGTCTTGGAACAACTGGTGGTGCTACGACAGACAGTTTTACACCTGCCGGAAGTATATCTGGTAGCACAGGCGGAACTGCTTTAACAGAAGCTCAGCTACCAGCTCACAGTCACTCTGCAACTTCAAGTTCAAGCTCAAGTTCATCAACTAGTAATGGTACCGTAACTACTGGTTCTGGTAGTGGACCTGGAGGAGGTGGTGTTCTAGTTACTAATGGAAGCCAATCAACACGTCCGGTAACTGGAATTACAACAAGCACAACAACTACGACAACTACAAGCATCGGTAACACAGGAAGTGGTGCAACACACAACCACACTTTAAGTGCATCTTTTTCTGGGAGTGCTGGAACAGTTGATGTTTTAAACCCTTACTTATCAATTAACTTTTTAATAAAGACATAATATGGCTACATACGAATCAAGAAAATATGCAATAATTCCGATAACAGCAACACAGATTGCTGATGGTACTGTTACTGATTCTGAGTTTCAGTTTATAAACACACTAGCATCTAACGCGCAAACTCAAATAACAGCTAGACTACCTAGTGCCGGTGGAACAATGACTGGAAATTTAGAGTTTGGTGATAGCGTAGAAGCAAGATTTGGAAATTCTGATGATTTAAGAATACTACACGATGGAAATAATAGTCAGTTGAAAGATACAGGAGCAGGAGCTTTAGAAATTCTTACAGATGAATTTAAAGTTAAAAATGCTGCTGACAGTGAAACAATGATACTAGCTAATGAGAATGGAAGTGTTGCTATATACCACGATAATACAGCTCGTGTAACTACATCAGGATCAGGAGCGACAATTAATGGAACACTCTCAGCAACTACAGTATCTGCTACTACAGGTTCTTTTACAAATGTATCTGGTAATGGCTCCAGCTTAACAAGTATACCTGCAGGAAATCTTACAGGAACGGTTGCTGATGCAAGACTGTCAACTGTAAGCTCAAGCAAACTATCCGGCGCTCTACCGGCAATTGACGGTTCTGCATTAACTGGCATAGCTTCAGTTCCAGCAAGTGGAAGTGCTGTAGGGGCTATACTAGAATTTCAATTTAGAAGTACTAACGGTGGTATGACAGCTTCAAGTATATCGGCAGGCACTACAGTAACCTTTCCTTATACATCTGGTAATATGCAGTTAAGAACTGGATCTGGGGTTGTCACTTCAGGTACAATATCTGGTGGTGCAGCTGTAGGTAGAGGTATTGTTGGAGGAATGACAGGAGGCTCTAGTTATACAGGTGCTGGAACTTGGCGATGTTTAACTTTTACTCAATGTGGAACTTTTCAGGTTGGTTCAGGTCAAAATGCATTTAACCAAAACTATTCTGTTCCCGGTTTATTTCAAAGAATATCATAATGGCATTAGTTAAAGCACAATTCGCACCAGGAATAGATAAACAAACTACAACTTATGGTGCAGAGGGTCGTTGGGTAGATTCTAAAAATGTTAGATTTAGATCAGGACTTCCAGAAAAAATAGGTGGTTGGTCAAAGGTTGTGCCAACTAAAAAAATTGCAGGTGTGACTCGAGCTTCTTTAGCTTGGGTATCTTTAACAGGTGTTAGACACTTGGCTATGGGAACAGATAGAAAGTTATACATATATACAGAAGGTCAGTTTTATGACATCACACCAATAAGACTTGAAGCAGCGTTGACCGGTCCTTTTGCCATGACAAGTGGATCACCTACAGTGACTGTCACACACAATTCTCATGCAGCGGGGGTCGGGGATTTTGTAACCTACGATTCTTTTTCTACTTCACAAGGATTAGATATGAATCAGGAATTTGAAGTTACAACTGTAATCGACGCTAACAGCTATACGATTACACACACAAGTAACGCCAGTGGCACAGCTAGTTCACAAGGTGGATCAGGCAATGCAAAATATCAAATAACCATAGGTACAGATAGATCAGCGTTTGGTTTTGGTTGGGGTACAGGTGCATGGAACCAACCTCGTCAAAATATTGGTGGAGGTTCTGGTTGGAACAGACCAGGTCTTACAACAACCATTGCACTAGAAGCGAGTTATTGGCAGTTTGATACATTTGGTGAAGACTTACTAGCGATTAGAAATGATGATGCACTTTATCAATGGGACTTGTCTGGAGGAACGGGGACCAGGGCTGTAAAAATATCACAAGCTCCTGGTAAAAACAGAGTGCTATTAGTTTCATCCCCTGACAGACATATATTTTTGATGGGTACAGAAACAACTATTGCATCACCTACAACACAAGATGATTTGTTTTTACGTTTTTCTTCACAAGAAGATTTTCAAACATGGACACCATCAAGTACAAATACAGCTGGATCTTTTAGAATACAGGACGGATCTAAAATTGTTGCAGCAAAAAGATCTAGGGGTTCTATTCTTGTATGGACAGACACAGCATTGCATTCACTTAATAATATTGGTCCACCTTTTATATTTGGTCTAAACCAAATTGGTTCTAACTGTGGTGCAATATCTTCAAATGCCGTTGCAGATGTAAATGGTGTTACATACTGGATGAGTCAAACAGCGTTCTATTCATTTGACGGTGCAATTAAAAAACTAGATTGTACTGTACAAGATTTTGTATTTGACAATATTAATGCAACTGCCCAAGGACAAGTTTCTATTGCAGTTAACACAGACTTTAACGAAGTAACATGGTTTTATGCATCAGAAAGTTCTAACTTTTTAGATAAAAGTGTAACGTATAATTATTTAGAAAATGTTTGGTATACTAACGATGGGTTTATCAGAACTTCTTGGGTTGACAGAGGTACCTACTCTAATCCATACGCAACTTTTTATGACCCTAACTCAATACCAAATAATAATACTATACTTGGTGTTACTGCTGGTTGTACAACTTTGTATGCACATGAGGATGGTTTTAATGATGATGGTGGCGCTATGGAGTGTCAAATTACTAGCGGTGATTTTGACATAAAAGAAGGGGATGAAGTGTTTTTATGCTCAAGAGTTATACCTGATTTTAAAAACCAAACTGGAAACACCGATATAAAAATAGAATTTGCAAACTATCCAGCTAGTACAAATACAAGATCATTTACATCTACAACTTCTTCTACTACAAAATTCTTTTCTACTAGAGGCAGGGGCCGACAAGCAAATGTAAAAGTGTCTAGTAATGCAATTGATTCTAACTGGAGATTTGGAACATTAAGATTAGATGTTAATCCAGACGGGAGACGATAATGGCTAGAATTAATATTACAAGATTACCTTTGCCACAAGATGAGTTTGACAGACAGCAACAAGATATTCTTATTCGTGAATTAGAAAATATAATAAACCAACTTAACTTTACGTTCCAACAAGAGCTAAGAGAAGAGTCAACAGCAAGGACTTGGTTTTTATCATGAGTGACGTATACAAAAACAGAAGTATAGCTTTAGCAAATAATGCACAGACAACTGTATATACAGTGCCTACGGCTAATGTATCTACAACACCAGCACAGAAACCTGTACAGGCGGTAGTAAAATCTATTCGCATATGTAATGTATCAGGGGGTGCTGTAACAGCTACAGTTGTAAATGCTGATGCTAGTGTAGGGGCAAGTATTAATCTTACAAATGTATTATCTATTGCATCTAACACAGCAGTTGAAATATTAAGCCAGCCACTAATTCTTGAGGATAGTGACGCTCTTAAGGTAACTGCTAGTGCTGGTGGCGCGCTTCATGTAATTATTTCAGTATTGGAAATATCAGAGTGAAGAAGATACAAGACGCAAAAGTGCTTGGAACACAGATGGTTGAGGGTAAAGAAGTACCAGTTATACAACCAGAGGTATATCAACGAATATATTGTAAAAATTGTGGAAATGAAGTAGATTCAGAAGAACAGGCAACCGGCACCTGCAGCAACTGTGGTCAACCCTGGGCAGTTCATAAAGCCAAAGATATACAATTAAGAGTGGTCCAATTACCAATTGGATCAGGGACCGGAGAGTAAATGGGAAAGATCAGTGATTTTTTTGATGATGTAGGTGACGCTTTAGTACCAAAGGAGATTGCTCCTTATTTAGGTATGATTGCTCCAATGATACCAGGTATTGGTATTATGGGTACAATGGCCCTTAGTCAACTTGGGTCAATGAAAATGAATGCAGGTAAACTAGATCCGTATTCTGCAGTTGCAGCAGCAATGGCTTTGTCCACACCAGAACAAAGAGCATTAAGAGAAGCCGGTAGAATGGATGCAAGCAAAGGTACAGTAGGGCAAAAAATATCAGCAGGCGTAGGAAAGTTTTTTGGTGGTGAAGATACAGTTATAGGTAGAGCGTTTGATCCAACTAGGTCTATGTTTCAAGCAACAAGTGGTGGTGCTGGTAGTTATTTTGAAAACCCTATTCTAGCACAAATGGACGCTGCACAAATAGCATCAGGGTTACCACTAGCAAATAATCAAACTCTTTCTGAATATGCAAAAACAAATTTTGATGAACTAGCAAAAGCAAACTATGATCTTAAATACGGTAAACCATTAACAGCTGCAGAGGTTAAAGCTGAAGTGGGAGAAGAGGTCTACAATAAAATGACAGCCGATGAATTAAAAGCAGCTCAAGACGCTGGTAGAACAGGCGGAACAGTTGACAAAAACTTTTTTACAAAAGGCGTAGAAGGAGCTTCTGAATTAGCTGGAGGCATATTCCCTGGTTTTGGTGAAAGAGATCCTGTAACAGGTGCTTTCAAATCTGGAAGTTTTGATTTTGGTAAAGCATTACAAACGGTTAGTGTTGCAGGAACTTTGGGCGGACTCAATCAAATGGCCCAAGAACTTAAAAAACAAAAAGAATTAGACGAACAAAAGCAAAGAGAGATATGGGGCGAGTGGTTTAAATCTTATGAAAGAACTGCAAAAAAACCGTATTATGATCCTGATCCTGCCGCACCTCAAAGTAATTATCCTGATCCTGTTTTAGTAGAAAAATTCAAACGATTTATGCTAGCAACTGGTGGCAGAGTCGGCTATAATATGGGAGGTTTAACAGAAGGCATCATGGGGTCTTCTGGCGTGCCACAAGGTATGCAAGTCGACGGACGCAACGGCGCATTCATTCCTATGGGTGTAGCAGAAAAAGCTGATGACGTTCCTGCCATGCTATCAAAGAACGAATTTGTAATGACAGCAGATGCTGTGAAAGCAGCAGGGGATGGAGATGCAAACAAAGGCGCACAGAGAATGTACGATCTTATGCATAATTTAGAGGCACAAGTTTAATGGCAACGCAAACAACAATACAACAACAGTTACCACCAGGTTACGTCACCGGTATTGGCGAGCAGTTTTCTGATTTCTTTATGGGCAATATGCCCGCAAACACTAGCGACATTACACAATCACCTTTTTATGCTGATCCAAATCAAATGTTCGGTGGACAGTATTCTGGATCAGGGATATTTCAAGGTATAACAGGAAACAATCTTGCTGGATCAGATTTTTTTGTTGCAGGTCAAGATCCTTTACAAACAACCGCACAAGGAATCGCACAAGGAACTATAAACGCACCAACAACTGGTCTTGGTCAATATCAAGATTACGTAAATCAAGCTAACGCGTTACAAGGTGCAGCGATGGGAACACTTGGAACGACAAACCCAATTACAGGTGCATTTACAGCAAACCAAGCAGCAGGGACCGGGGCTTTAGCTGACGCAGCTTCAACAGTAGCTGATGCAGATGCAGCAGCAACCGCAGGACAAAATGCAGCTACACCTTTCTTAGCACAAGCGCAACAGTTTGCAGGGCCACAAGGCTACCAACAATTTATGTCGCCGTATCAACAACAAGTTGTTGATGCAACTATGGCTCAATACGATCAAGACGCAGCAGAAACAGCCGCACAGTTTGGAGCTTCTGCAGGAAATGCTTATGGCGGTGGACGATTTGGAGTTGCACAAGGACAACTAGCTGCAGACACAGCAAATCAAAGAGCAGTATTACAAGGTCAATTATTAAACCAAGGTTTCATGCAGTCACAAGGACTAGCAAACCAAGCAGTACAAAATCAAATTAATATGGGTCAAACTGCATTAGGTAACGCATTACAAAACGTAGGAATGTTTGGTCAAGCTGCCGGAATGCAAGGAGCATTATCTGGACAACAACAAGGACTACAAACAAATCAACTTGCTAATCTAACAGGACTAGGTAACCAAGCGATGAATATTGGTGGCTTTGGTCAAACAGGTATTGGCAATTTACTTGATACATACACAACTATGGGTCAGCAAAATCAACTTTATAACCAAGCTATTCAAGATCAAATGGCAGCTCTTATGTCAGGTGTGCAACTTGCACCTACACAAACTATGGGTAACCTTGGTCAGTTCTTATCGGCTGCTTATGGTACGCCTTCATCTACAACTTACCAACAAACGCCAGCACCTAGCACACTACAAACACTACTCGGTGGAGGTGTAGGTCTTGCAGGTATTATAGGAGCACTAAGAAGTTAATGAAAACTTTAAGTAGACCAATGTTTAGAAGAGGCGGTAGTACGGGTGGTATTACATCTAATTTAAAAAAACCACGAGTGGGTTTGTATGCTGGTGGCCCGCCGAAAATGACAGACACACAAGAGATACTTGCTAAATATATGCAAATGCCTGAAGAGCCAAAAGGTCTAACATCAAGTGATTATTTAAGACTAGCTGCAGCAGGTGCAGAGATTATGGGTACACAACCAACATCAGACGGTAGCGGTTTCTTAGCAGCATTATCATCAGCAGGTCCAGCCCTATCTGGTGCAGCAACAGACATAGCTGAAAATTTGCAAACTAGAAAAGAAAATTATAGAACTGGTAAACGAGACTACGACATAGCAATGGGACAAGCAGCTGTAGGTGATGCAGCTAGACAAGATGAAGCAGCGTTAGAAGACTATCGATCAGATAAAGATTTTGGTCAACAAAAAGAACTACTAAGCTTAGAGTTTGGATACAGTGAAAGATTGTTAAACCAAGAAGCACAAAACGCAATTCAGTTATTAATAGAAGAAAAAAAATTAAGTCCATATGATTTTGAAAAACAATACGTAGATGAAACAGGTCAAAAATTAATTGCTGAGGCAATAGCAGCCATAGAAGCTGGTGATAAAGAAACATATGAAATGAAGAAAAGCCAGTTTTTGAATGGTTTGTATGGTGAAACTTCAAGAGCAAACTCAGAAGAAAAAGCAAACTTACTTGCAGACTCTGATTTCCAAAAAGCAGTTAGACTTGAAATAGATGCAATTATGGCACCAGGCGGTGAAGCAGAGACAGAAGGTAGTAAATATTTTGGTAAAACAAGATCTGTAGTTTCTAGGATGGTTAGAGAAAATGCATTCAGTCAAGTTGTTAATGAAATTTATTTCCCAGAGTTTAAAGCAAAAGGCGGTCGTGTTGGTTTAGCAAACGGCGGCGACCCAGATTTTCCTGATGCAGGACCATCGGGCCCACCTTTTGAACCAGGTAGCGGACCAAACCCTGACCCAGGTTCTCCACCAATTATGCAAGCTGAAGCGTCACAGCAAGATATAGAAATGACTTTTGCAGAACTAAGAAGAAGATTACCACCAGAAGTTAATGATGGTGTAATTAAATTAATTATGTCTAGTGAACAAGCTATGATTGATTTTGCACAACTTATGACACCAGACGACATCTCAACCTTTAATGAAAAATATAACGTAGATTTACAATATCCTACCCAGGTAGCTTAACATGGTTAGTAAAAATTCAGGAATAGGTCTAGGTGGCTACAGGTCATCCTATGGCTATGACGACGAAACCTTGCAAAAATTAAAAGAAGCAGCTCAACAAGATTATGTAAGTTACAAAGAAGAACAAGATAGACTTGATGAAATAGCTAAATTTACAAACGTAGTTCCACAAACCATTGGTGGGTTTCTTTTTGATTTACCTGGTGCGATGGACATGGAAGGTGGTGTTGATTGGGAAAAATATACATCTGGTCCAGGTGTAATGGATGCAATAAATATACAAAGAAACTTAAAACCAGAAAGTATAGATAAATTTTTAAATGAACCTGAAGCCAATCCATATTTGCTACCTAATCAGAGAAGACTTACGGACGATGATTATAACAAAAAAGTATTAGGTGCAAAAGAAGGTTTTGAAGACCTTTTAACATACGAACGTGGAGAAAACCCTAATCTATCAGGTACCTATCAAGACCTATTAACTGGTAAATACTACGATGATGAAGGCAATGTCACAGGTGTAGAAGAAGAACTTAGAGACTATGTAAGAGATATTGCTAGAACGGGCAGAGGGTATAAAATAGGTGAAGTTGCCATGTATATGGTAGATGCTGCTGGTGTACCAGCTTTAATAAAAAGTATTCCAAAAATGTATAAGGTAGCATCACCTTATATAAAAAGAATTATGCAAAGTTCTGGTATGTTAGGCTTAACAGCAGCATCAACAGATGCTGAAGCAAAAAATATAATTAAAACATTTAATTCAGCTGTAAGAACAGGAGCAAAATTTGAAGATCTTTCTCCATCAGTACAAAAAAAACTAAAAGGCACTACATTAGAAAATTTAGGTAAAAGGAAAAACCCAGAAATAAGTAAAGCAGCATCAGAAAGAAAGGGTGACTTTGCAGTAGGTAGAAATCAAACAACAGGTCGTGTAAAACTTGAAGAAATGGGAGATGAGTTTGTAGACTACTTTAATAATTATTATTTAAAAAACGTAGCTAACAAAGGCAGGACATGGGATACTATGAATTCGGATCTAAGGTATGCAGCTAATAGAAGTTTTGAAATATTTAGAACAGAAAAAAATGTACCTGGTTATGATTTAGTTGCTTTTTTACACCCTTCTTCTAGAAAAGAAAAAGTTAGAACTTTAAAAGAGTTAAGCGAAAAACAATATATAAATCCGAAAACAAATAAACCATTTACACCAGAAGAATGGCTCTTTCCAAAAAAACCGGATGGTACACCCTATAAAGAAGTAAAAGGTTGGAGAGAAAAGCACAAAGATTTAGATGCTTTTTATGAAAGATCGCGTTCTTATGATATTAAAAAAATTGAGAACTACGATCAAAAAGATGCTGCTTTACGTTTGTCACAAAACAGGCTTCTTAATTATTACAAAAGAGCAGCGCTCGCTGATCCACAAAGTTTTAAGATTAAAAGAGGAAAAAACGATGAGTTTTTAGGTATTACCGATGTAGAACAAGGAATTACATATTATAAATCTGGTTGGTTAAGTAAAAACAAAGCACCCAAGGGTGTTAATGCTAAAGATATTTCACAACACCCTGAGTATTTAAAAATAAAAGAACAAGTAGATGCTGCGACAAACGCTAAATTTTCTGCGCCTAACGAAAAAATTGGTAATATGTTTGCTGAAAAATTTGATAAGGTGCCTACTACAAACCAAATACATAAATATTTATTTGCTCAAGGAAACCCAAGCACATACTCCGATCAATATTTTACTCAAAGTGCTATTCAATTACACCACACAGAAGGTTTGGGTAAACCAGGAATAACTCAATTAACTTCACAAAGAGCAAATGAAAAAGGTAGAGAAATTGTTAGGTTGTACGAAGAAGCTCTTAGAGATACTACGCGATCAACCGAAGACATGGCTAAAGCTTTAAACGCCGCTGCAAAAGAAGCTAAAAAATATAACATTAGACTTAAACTTCCTGGTCAAACTGATTTTATAGGTGGTAAAGAAGTTTCAGTAAAACAATCTGTAGCAGCTTGGAAAAGACAAACTACAAACGCTTTTAATAAAGCTTTAGAAACAAACCCCAATTTAGTAGAAGAAATAGGAAATTTTTTTAAATTAAACAAAAAAGGCAACGCTGAAGGCGGCACACCTATTAGACGAGAAGATAACAAGTTTGCCGACCCTGCAGGTTTAGTTGGTCAAGAAGCAGATGATAGAGAAGATGAAGTAAATAAAAGAAAACCTATTTTTGCACAATACCTAGACCTTAAACAAGATAGAGCTGGGACACAATTAGGGTTTGAATCTATGCCTGAGTCACAACAA